ATGAGTTACACGAGTTCCTGCAAGACAAAGCTGGCAGAGTATGAACTTAGAGAAAGAGCATTAACGGTTCAGCTATTCGAAAGTTTACCCTGGATTAAGAGTTATTCATTTACTAGTGGATCTGTCTACTATGATGGAATTGCTACTTCTCAGGATGATCGAAAGGCAATCTTTGAAATAAAGGTTCGGAATTTCGGGATTGATACATATCCTGATTATTTCTTGGAACTGGCAAAATTCCGAAATCTCTACGCTGGAGCGGAGAAGACAGGCAATAAGCTTCTATACATAAATTACTTCATATCGGAGGAGCCTGATAAATGGGATTACATTGTTTTCAATCTCTCAAGAAGAATTGAAGAATGGAGAGTCAATGGAGCCCCTGCTACAGAGCGAATACGAATGAATAGAAAGACTTTTGTCTCTACTTATGATAAGATATATAAAGATGTAATACGGCTCAGCTACGAGCAAGAAAAGGATAGAAAAGGATGGGTTTACTATAATCCCAATTAAAATAAAAAAAATTATGGAAACTGTATTAATGTCAGTCATCATTCTAATCGCTGCAATGCAGAGCATTAGAATTATAGAACTAAGAGAAAAATTAGCAATAGCAGAAAAAGCCTTCAAGGAATTAACCAAGGAATATAAAAAGAGCAATGCCTAAAAGAAAACCAATAGACCTTAAAACCAGAGAGGGCCGAAATAAATTCTATCACTCGCCAGAGTGGCGAACACTTAGAAAGATAAAATTAATGAACAATCCCTGGTGTGAGGGATGCTTAAAAAATGGGGTTCACGAGTTAGCAAATGAAGTACACCATATTATTGACATAGAAAAAGACCCAACAAACTGCCTATCCTACGACAATTTGTTGAGCCTATGTAAATCTTGCCACAGCACCTATACTTTTAACGAGCATAAGAGCCAAAAGGAATTTGAAGTCGTCAATAAGAAGTGGAACCTTTAATTTCTATGGATCATATAGGCCATTCTCCAATTTTTGGCCGGTTAATTCCTCCCATAATTCAGGTCCTTGAACATCATAATACAGATAAAAGATTTCTTCACCGTTAATCCAATATCCGACTTCTCGTACTCCATTTCCATCAGTAAAGCTATTGGAACACATTTGCACCTTTTGAAACTTGCTGGAGAGGCTTGCTATACCTACAGGGGCATAAATTGTATCTATATGCAATTCCCCATTTACTATGGAGGATGCCGATAGGGGGAAATCCTTATGGACGAATAAGTCGTCCCCTAATATAGCTGATGATCCATCCGGGAAAACTTTAAGATGGTTATTGTGGTTTGAAAGATAATCCAATACCTCCTGAATTTTTTCAGGACTACCATAAAACTTAACTACTTGTGATGATCTATTTGCCATAATATTAATTTTTAAATTAATAATACCATTCTTTAGCTCTACGTTCAGCTACAGCCTCCAGAAACTTTTTGAATTCTGGAATTTCCTCTTTTGGTCCCATATAGTCAAAACTACCGGACACATACGAGATATATTGTTGGACCGTTTCTTCAAGATATAAATAGCCATCTATAGCTGTAGGTAACTCAGAAGAGGAAATAATTTCGGAAAGAAATTCTCTCATTTTTACATCAATATCTTTTTCACTCATATTTTCTATTTTAAAGGTTTATTTAATTATTCCATATTCTTTAAATATCTCTGTAATCTCCTTATTTAATGATCTTACAGGATCGCCAAGTATAGCCTCATCCGGCCTATATCCCTTATCAAGTACATATATCAATTTCCTTTTGGCATCCCTAATCTGATACGATTTAAGATTTTTTTGATGAG